GCTATTTTATCTGCTGAGGATGCTCTCGCTCATCCTAATGTCAGTATCTACTCTCCCTTACGCTCGAAAGTACTCTCTAATGCTCCACAATAAGAGCGTCTAATGTATAAGGATTCTCTTGATTGATGACGACATTGAGCTCAGTTTTGACGAGTTCAGATAATTTATAGTAGCAATTAGTCATGCTTATAACATTGCTTCTTAGCTTTTCAATTCCATTATTATATATTAGCAGACCATCAGCACTCAAACGCCCAGTGCTATATTCTTCACGTGACGGTAGTATCGCACGTTCTGGCATATTGTTATTGAAATTTGTAATCTCACGCGTTGTCATTAGCCAAGTTGGGTCTTGTAGTGGATATATATATTTGAAAGTATTATATGAACGTGGCACTGATATTATTGTTCCAGAAATACGTGATGTCGAGTCGACGAATGTGAATTCATGAATGCGCTCATGTGACGAAACTAAAATATCTTCTAATGCAGTACCTTCTGACTTCACCGAATTGTATTCAACACTATAGACGTAGTGTAAATCGGGGAAGTCTAAAATCCAACCTGCGTTTTCAACAGCGTTTAGTAAACCTGCTATCTCAAATCGTTTTGGATATTCGTATTTACTGAACACGACACGCCGTCTAGGCCACGATGTTACCAATGGTGATAGTTGCCCAGTCGCTTCTTCTGGATACGCCAGCTGTGGTTCGCGCCCAGCATCATTTATGGAGCCAAATAACTCTTCGTTTTGATTATAGTGAATGACTTCTATTCCATCAATCTCATCATACGTTTGTTCGGGATACATGTTACGCACGTTCGTTTTAACGATTCTAATTCCTTGTAATGGTTTAAAACGTGGATTGTTCAATAAGTTTAATGCAACGCGCAATCTCTGTCTATCATACTCAGTGATGAAACTGTTGTTATGTTCAAAAGACTCATTATCGATCTGAGGATCGAAAGCGATCACTTCATTATTGAGACTTAAACGTCTAATTAAAGGGTTTCTTAATGTGAGACCAATACGAATCCCGTCCGTGTACATCAGCAGATATTTACCAAATGGAGTACTCGAAACATTACCGACTAATTGTACTAAATCATCCAGTAATTTATTTAATGTTTCATTCTTTAGATTCGGTAGTCTTGCCCTGAACATCGCCAACTCTTCACCGTAGTGATTATCCTCTATGATATTTAGCACTTGAGTGATTGACAATATATTAATACCAGCATAATCTTCCAGAATATTAACGTCACCACTAAAATGCTCGCGTATGTTGGCAACCGGCAGACTACTCGTCATGAATCGTTCTCCATCAAGATCAATGATTGCATCCTTAGCATCATCTGTAGCTGTATCCTCAATGACAAATAGTCTAATCCCATTTTCATGTGTCTCATTAATCATTATGTCATCAACATTCTCATCAACCACCAAATAGTGCTCAGGTTTGCTTTCCAAGTAATTTTGAAATTGCACTGCACTTAAAATTGGAATTGTTCGTGCACCAACAGAATAATTAGTGCTCATCAGGGTCATTCCAGTACCTTTATTCCTCTTCGCTGGCCCATCGGTATTAAATAACATTGTCCATATGATGCCAGTTTGCAACAGATTCCGTTGCTCATCTCTGTGCACTTCCGTCTGAATTAGTTTTACCGGTGTCCCCTCATTGTTCGTCAAACCGTATTGCTGCTCTTTCCATAAATTGAAGTCCCCATCAAAATTCTGAATGAAGTTATAAGCATGGTTTCCCATCGATGCTAAGACATGATGTGCGGGTTCACATAATATCGCTCCTAATTCACCGACACATTGTGTTATATACGTTACATATCGTAACATTGTATCATAATTAGTATTTCTGGTAAAGCGTTGCATGTTACGCATATAATTCAAAATCTCGCCAATATTAGTTTGCAATGTAAGTGAGAATTCATAAATATCGTCGTGCACATCGCCGTTCCCTTGTTGATATGGAATGTAGTGTGAAGGGTTTCTACTCACGCGTGGAAAGTCCGCATTCATGGCTGCTTCATCTGGTCTCAACACACCACGTGGTTGCATCAAGTTTCGGACACGGTTAAGCAGAGGGCATCCTTGTAATACGCCCGGCCAGTAAAAAGAATGATGTAAATCCGATAATTGATCTTGATTTTGACGCCATCGCCTTTGAAGGTTAACACGAATCGGAACACCTGCTTCACTTCTGAAATGAACCCCATAATTTGCCGTGAACACATTGTACTCTTCATTAATGTGATGCTTAAAGAAATTCAAGATATTTTCAGCTATCTCACCTTTAATTCTCGCCGCGTTTGAAGGGAAGAATACAGCGTATAGTATCATTTCAATCAATACGATGATTGACTCGGGTTTAGACCAATCAGCAAGAGTTGGTCGTGAGATATAATAGATTGTGTTATGTACACCCATCTCTAACGCATACATTCGTAGTATTTGATTCAAATCGCCTTGATACATTTGAGATGTTATATATGCCACTAAAGCAGCAGTTGTTGCATCTGTTTGCATTGCACTTGGAATGACTCTAAATTGATCACTTAATCTTATCATTCCTGAGTCCTCTAAGAAACGTTGATTCATCTCACAGATCGCATTTGGTAGTGATCTCCATAGTATTAATGCATGCATAAGCACTCGTTCTAAATGTTGCCGATTCTCACAATCAAAAACGCAATATTCATTAGCTGGTGGAACCTGAAATTGCGTACGCGCATAAGCAAACGCTTCTAATTGATTTTTCAGATTGAATTCACGCTCTTGTAGCTCTAAAAGATGCGTCATTGATATTAAAGAATTAGCCGCAGTATACATATCAATATTCCCAGCTAAAACATCCGATTTACGTCCTTGTAGTAAACGCCCCTCAATCTTATCTAGCAGACCGTACCAATACACTTTCTCTTCACCGCGTGCCATCACTTCTTCGGTAATAGCTCTTTCGAACCATTCAGCGTCTGTCTGGATTAATGGCACCAGCCCTGGGTTTGGATCAGCTTCTTCTGCTGGATATTGACTTGCGGTTAATAGACTTAGAGGGCTATCAGAATCAATCGTTTTTCTATCATCTTTAGTCTGCTGCTGACCATATACAAGTCTTCTATCTGTCATTATCGCGTAGCATAAACGTAGTGATGCCAATGCGTAATTTCGTAAATTCTTCGGTGTCACTGCGTTACTATCTTGCATACCTCGATAGCCGAAAACATCAGCACCTTGTGCCATAGGTATATTCTTATATCTCTCAACATTAGCTCTGTTTAAGATATCCTCATGTAGCTCTTGTGTTACATGTAGTGTACCCAGCTTGTACATCGCCGCTGTTTTTGTGGTTAGGTTAACATCAATTGCGCTTCGTGTTGTGTATCTCTCACCTCGTACATCAGTCGCTGATACAAATTCATATTTAACATATTTAAGTAAACTGTTGGATAAAGTGACACTTTTCAGGGACAATTTAAAACTGTCGTTCTCGGGAAATGCCTCACCCAATGATTGAAGCGTCAGGGGTGGTAGTTTTTGGATGTTAAATATTGATGCTGAATGCGTCTTAAGCTGCTTTAGTAGAATAGTACCTTTTTGAGCAACTGGAACGCGCTCAATTCCGTCACTTACTTGGGCTATCAAAGTGTGGCTCGTCGAGTTGGTTGTTGCTTGATCAGCTTCTGATCTACCGTGTATTTTCTCATTTTTGGTTTTATCATCCTTTGATGTTGCACTGAATGTACCTGTGGTAGCTTGGGCGCTACTACCTCCTTCATTGGTTGCATCCACATTGGCAACGGTTGCTGTGCTCTGTGCATTCTTACCTCCATTTTGTAGCTCTAATAATCTTTTGTGTTCTTGAATTAATTTATTGATTTCCGCTTCGAGTTCTTCAGGAGTGCGTGTACTAGACATTATTAAACGACCTCTTTATGCAGATTTTGACT